GAATTCTTCCCTAGTAAGAAGCTCCAGCCTGTGTGGTATGGTAACATATGGAGCATCGGGAGGCGGTTGGCTCAGGTTGTCAAAGTGAAGAAAATCACTCCTGAGGAGTTTGTGGAAAGTAGACCTAAGGCTAAATACCAGGTTTACGCAGAAGCGCTTCAGGAATTGATGGATAATAGAAAACTTTCCCCAAGGGATGTACATGTTAACATTTTTGTAAAATGGGAACTAGTGCAGACTTCGGATAAGGATCCTAGAATCATCTCACCACGATCGCCTAAGTACAACATACTCCTTGGTCAGTACATAAATAAACATAATGAACTGGCCATTTACAAGGGTATAGATGCACTATGGGGAGAAGAAACAGTTTTTAAACATTGCACTCTGTCAGCGATGGCTCGGCAGATAGTGAGGAAATGGGAGTCATTTTCCTGTCCAGTTGCGGTAGGGCTGGATGCTAGCAGGTTTGACCAACATGTGTCGGAACATGCTTTGTTGTTCGAGCACTCAGTTTACAAGCGATTGTTTCCTGGGAGTAGCGAATTACATGGCTTACTTCGGCACCAACTTGTGAATTATTGCAAGGGGAAAGGTGATACCTACGATTTTGAATATAAAGCAACTGGAAGGATGTCCGGTGATATGAACACATCTGTTGGAAATGTGATTTTGATGACCAGCGTTTTACTACATTGGAAGGAGGTTTTAGGACTAAATTTCAAATTGGTTAACAATGGGGATGACTCAGTAGCGATTATGGATTTGAAGGAACTACCAAGATTCTTGGATGGTTTCGACTTGTTCTTTGTCGCCTATGGGTTCAACATGGTAGCTGAACCACCAGTTTACCTAGTTGAGCATATTGAGTTTTGTCAGATGAAACCAGTTCATCTCGATATGGGATGGATGATGGTTAGAAAACCAATAAGTGTGTTTAAGGATATGATAGCCATATCAACTAGAGGCGTAGCACATTATGACAACTATTTGAAAGATGTCGGCATGTGTGGTCTCTCTCTGTACGCAGCTTGCCCCTTAGTCGGAGTTTTCTACGAAGCTCTGAGTGCCATGGGGAAGGATAGA